CAAGTTTCGGAAACGATTCAACTAGTTAATATTCTTAATTAGTTTTTAAATTCTTAATTACTGGAAGTTATTTGTATTTTATTTTGTACAATTCATATTGCTCTTCTATATAAATAATACAATGCATAAATTATAAAAATTTTTAAGGAGATTTAAATTATGACAATTTTTAATTTTGGTTCAAATAATGTTAATTTCAGTGTTTCAATTGATGAAAATATTGATAATTGGTTAATAGTAAAAGATGAAAAGTATAGACCTGATAGAGGCGTTTTTGTACTTGAAAAATTTAAAGATGATTTTCCTGAGATTATTGTTGATAGTATTGATAGAGTTTATTCTTTATGTTCAAGATCTTCTGCTTTAAATGAATGGCTTGCTAAAGTAAACTTATCATATGCACTAATTCAGAATGAACCTACTTTTTATCGAGACAAAATAGAAGCATCAAGATATAATCTTGTTAATGAAGAACTACTTAAGAATAACTCAATATTAAGTAATAAAGCTAAAGAAGAACTTGAACTAGCAGCAGATTATAGAAGTAAAATGGATAAAATTAAACTTAAATACTCAAAAATAGAGTATAAAAGTAAAGAGGCAAGAGTAATCTCTATGAATACTACTGAATTACCTCTCACTTTACAATTAGCCATTGAAAATTATACTCCTGCTAGTGACGACTCACCAAATAGAAGATCATATGCAAGAGAACTTCTTATTAATTATAAATTATCTCTATTAAACGTTATAAAAGAAAACCCTGAAGTAAATATTGATATAATAATTAAGGATAGTTATGTAAAGTAGAAAGGTTTAATTATGAATCAGCTAATAATTTATTAAAGTATTTTAATAAGAAAAATAGATTCTTGAAAAATTCTAACTGGGCACCTATACTTGAACCTTTTAAAAGAGTTTTCTCAAATATTGAAAGTAATTTTAAACATAAAAGCAATATTTCAAAAGAAGGTAAAAGTCAAGTTGATAATCTTTATAAAGAATTGGAAAATTTTAGTTTTAATAAAACTTCTAATATTGACATAAAAATTTCTAGGAAGATTAAAAGAATAAATTTATTTGAATTAAGATACTTTGAAGGATCAATTAAAAAGTTCTTTTCTAAAGTTAACTTAACTGGTTTTAAAACATTCTTTAATATAAATAAGACTAATAGAGTTATTGGGTTTACACCTGATTATGTTGGTATAATACCTTCAAGACCTGTAAATTTTAATAATATTTACATTAGTTTTATAAAAGATAATCTCGATGAGATTAAAAATAAAACTCCTATAATTTATGAGAGTATAGTTAAAAGTTTAGTTAACTTTAGGGAAGTATTTTCTGGATCATATGATTCTAATTCTGGACATCTTAAAAACTTTCTAACTGATGATGATAGTAATACTATGAAAGCTAGTGAGATACTGGATTTAGTTAAAGATTGTGAGTGGTTAAAAGTTCCTGAACTTAGTTTTAATGATTTTGCTAGCAGTGTTAATTGGATGAATTATAATCCTTTTTCTAATCCTGGGCACTATACATCAAAATTATTATCAACTAAATATAAAGGAAATACTATACCATATGCTTTTGAATTAGCTAAAAGAAAATTTCAGCTTATTAGTACTATACCTATTAAGAATTATTGCTTATGGGACATCTTAGCTAGAGAGAAAGATATTAACGTGAGTGATTTTAAAGTTGATAAAATACCATCAACTAGAGTTGTTCTCAATACCGAACATTATGAGACGATCTTGTTATCTTATTTCTTCCAACCGTTAATGAAAGCTGTTGACTCATTTGGAAAGGATATCAAATTTCATATCAGTGGTGAGTATAATGGAGAAAAACTAAATTCATTACACGAAAGAATAAGCAAGTATGATTTTTATGTAGATGCTGATTGGAGTTTCTTTGATGCATCTATTGATTCTGAAGTCTTAAAAGCTGTCGGTGCTATCATGTTTTCAAACTCTGGATGTAGTAAAGAAGACTATAGGAGATTTTATCATGTAATTTCATCATTTGTTACTAAATACATAGTAATGCCCCCTGGTATTGTGGTTGAACTTAATAGAGGAAACCCGTCTGGTCATCCTGGTGTAACTGCTGTAAACTGTTATACTAATATAATTAGATGGGTTCAAATTGGTAAGGAGATTTATGGTGATAAATACCAAGATTTTATGGATATAGAAGTTTATGGTGATGATGCTATTGTG